AGTAAGAAGAGGAGACGATTTAACTGATGATAAAAAAGTATTAGAGACTTGGACAAACTTATCATTAGATCCTAATGCATCTAATTATGTTGCTAAAGTAATTGGTGATCAAACACTTAACTACAATTCAACCGATAATCAAGTTGAAGTAAGCGGGTCTTATCCTAATGCTTCAAAGTACATCAGAGTTAAAGATGTACCTACTCAAACACCTAATTATTTTGATAATAATGGTGTAGCAAAAGCAGCATTTACCGGTTTCATCCCCGCAGACTCAAGTGGTTCATTTACCAGTGCTACAGGTGATGTTAAAGCAGGAGCCAACTTCTATGAGGACATTAGTAGTTCAGATTCTCAAGGTTTAGTTGGTAGTGATTACACTGACATGATTAGCTTGTTATCTAATAAAGACGATTACCAATTCAACATTCTATTAGCCCCAGGTTTAACAGATGTTGATCACACTGCTCAAATTACTAGCATGATTACTAACACTCAAAATAGAGGTGATAGTATGTTAGTAGTAGATCCTAGAGCATATGGCGCTTCAGTAGCAAATGCAGTAACAACTGCAGGAACTAGAAACAGTTCATACGCTGCTGCTTACTGGCCGTGGGTACAAGTAGTAGACCCAGAATTAGGAAACATGGCATGGGTACCAGCATCCACTGTAATGGCAGGTGTATTTGCTTACAACGATTCAGTTTCTGAGCCTTGGTTTGCACCAGCAGGTATTAACAGAGGTGGTTTATCTCAAGTAGTTAGAGCTGAAAAGAAATTAACTCAAGCAAACAGAGATACTTTATACTCAGGTAAAGTAAACCCAATCGCTACGTTCCCAGGAACTGGAGTTGTAGTATACGGACAGAAAACATTACAAACTAGAGCAAGTGCTTTAGATAGAGTAAATGTTAGAAGATTGTTAATTCAACTTAAATCGTACATCTCTCAAGTATCACAAAACTTGGTATTTGAACAAAATACAGCAGCTACAAGAAATAACTTCTTAGCTCAAGTAAACCCATACTTAGAAAGTGTACAACAAAGACAAGGTTTATACGCGTTTAAAGTAGTAATGGATGACACGAATAACACAGCAGATGTTATCGATAGAAACCAATTAGTAGGACAGATTTATATCCAACCAACCAAAACTGCTGAGTTTATTTACCTAGACTTTAATATCTTACCAACAGGAGCAACCTTCCCAGCGTAAGAATTGAAAAAACTAATATTTATAATCAAAGCATAAATAACACAGCAAAATGGCAGTATTAGACCCCAACGAAATATTTTTCACAGCGTTTGAACCTAAACAATCAAATAGGTTCATTATGTACATCGACGGTTTTCCATCGTATGTACTTAAAGGAGTAGGCGCTGTTAACGTAACCCAAGGAAGTGTAGCTCTTAATCATATAAACGTTCAAAGATACGTAAAAGGCAAAACTACTTGGGGAACAATTCAGTTTACCTTATTTGACCCGATTACTCCTTCAGGTGCTCAAGCTGCTATCGAGTGGTTAAGATTACACCACGAATCAGTAACTGGTAGAGATGGCTATTCAGATTTCTACAAGAAAGACTTAACATTTAACGTATTAGGTCCTGTAGGTGATGTAGTATCAGAATGGGTAATTAAAGGTGCTATGATTACTGATGTTAACTGGGGTGATTATAACTGGGATGATGACGGTACTGCTGTTAACATTCAGGTTACTGTACAACCAGATTACTGTGTATTAAACTTCTAAAAAGAAGACAAATATTTTCTAAGAGAGCTTGGCTTCGGTCAAGCTCTTTTTTATTTTAATATTTATACTGGAACAAAGTTATTATAAATAAAAATTATGACCGAATTTAAATTACCTACAGAAATTGTAGAATTACCTTCAAAAGGTTTACTATATCCTGAAGGTTCCCCTTTAGCAGAAGGAAAAATCGAAATGAAATACATGACTGCTAAAGAAGAAGATATTCTTACCAATCAAAACTATATTAGACAAGGAATAGTAATTGATAAGTTATTAAAGTCTCTTATTGTAAGTAAAATTAATTTTGATGATTTACTAATTGGTGATAAAGATGCTATTATTATTGCGTCTCGTATCTTAGGGTATGGTAAAGACTATAATTTTACCATTTCAGGCGAAGATATTGATGTTGATTTAACCACTCTAAAAGAAAAATTCTTAGATGAATCTTTAGTATTATCTCCTAGAACTAATGAATTCGAATTTATACTTCCTCATTCTGAAAATAAACTTACTTTTAAATTATTAACTCAAAAAGATGATGGGTTAATAGATAAAGAAATAGAAGGATATAAAAAACTAGACAAGTTATCATCTAGAGATTTAACAACAAGAATGAAATATATGATTCTTTCCGTAAACGGAGATACAAGTAAATCAACTATTTCTAGTTTTGTTGATAACGCATTCTTAGCTAAAGATGCTAAAGCCTTTAGAGAATATTACAATAAAATAAACCCAGGAATTAATACAACAATTCAGTATGAATTTATTGAGGGGATGACGGAGGACCTCGAAATTCCTATTAATGCCAACTTTTTTTGGCCTGAATAAGCACTACAGAACATCATTATTTAAACAAATACATGAGATTGTATTTCATGGGAATGGAGGGTATAGTTGGGAAACTATCTATAACATGCCTATATGGTTAAGAAATTTAACTTTTACATTTATTGAAAACCATTACCAAGAACAATCCCAAGAATCACCAGCTGAGGATACTTGGTTAAGTGGAGAAGCAAAACAAGCAGCTCAAGAAAATAAAAAAGTTCAAGTACCTTCATATGTTACAAAGGCGTCAAAAAAATGACGCCTTTTAATATTTATTACATATAGTAATATAGCATGGCGGATAATTTAAGAGATTTAGAAAAACAACTTCAAAGTCTTCGTAGCGAATACGAAAGACTATCCAAAAAACCAGCAGCGGTTTTTGATGTCAGTAATATAGAAAAAGCCCAACGAGCTATTGAGCAAATGGAGGGTGCTGTAGACCGTGCTAGAGAAACTGCCTACAAAATGTCTCAGGGGTTTGTAGGTATTAGAGAAGAACTTGAAGGGGTATTAAATGGATTAGGTGATTCCGATTCAGCAATAAAAAAAGCTACACGTTCTTTAAGAAAGATTAAAAATATATATGAAGACCTAGAAAACGACCAATTAGGAATATCTAGGCTTAATCTAAAAGACCTTAAAACTTTAGATAAAAAAAATCAATCTGAACAAAAATATTTAAAACTCCAAATATCTGAATTAAAAGGTAGAAAAGAATTAACAGATGAAGAAGCAGAAGCATTAGCTTTAGCTGAACAAGATTATGCTATTTTAGTAAAGGGAAATGAAAAATTAAAAGATCGCCTTGATAAAGAAAAGGAAATAAATAAAACCATAGGTCTAACAGGTGCTGCTTTTAAAGGAATTTCAGGATCTTTAAGTAAAATTGGGGTTGATAGTGAGGCTTTAAGTGGAATTAATAAAGATATCTATACTACTGCTGAAAGAGGAGGAAGTAGTTTCCAAGTTATGGGAACTGCTATTAAAGGTTCAGCTGGAGTTTTAAAAGATGCTTTACTAAATGATGCTTTAGTTCAATTAGTAGTAGTCCAAAAAATCTACAGTGCTATATTTAATATTCTTTCACATACAAGTGAAGCAACGTTTAAATTATCACAAAATTTAGCTACTAGTAATAAAAATGCAGCTGAGGCCTATAGTCAAATAAAATCATTTTCAAAATCTGCCCAAGAAAGCTCAACTACTTTTAACAGAATTTTAGAGGCTAACTCTTCATTAAACCAATCACTAGGAACATCTGTTGTTTTTTCCCAACAACAACTTGAGACCCAATCAAAACTAGTAAATGTTGTAGGATTATCTGGTGACGAGGCATCTCGAGTTTTAATGCTTAGTTTAGAACAAGGTAAATCTCAAGAAGAAATTGTAGATGGTATCCGTTCTCAATCTAAGGGATTAGTTAATGCCAATGATATACTAAAAACAGTTATAAATGCTAGTGGACAATTAGGATTTAATTATAGAACCCAAACAGATCAACTAGCTAGATCAGTGCGTCAGGCCAAACTTTTAGGTATAACGTTAGAAGATTCCAAAGGTATATCAAGTCAATTGTTAGATTTTGAATCCTCCATATCCAGTGAATTAGAAGCTGAATTACTTACAGGTAAAAATTTAAATTTTGAAAGAGCAAGACAGTTAGCTCTTCAAGGTAAATCTGTAGAAGCTGCTATTGAAGTTAGAAAACAAGTAGGTTCGGCTGCTGAATTTGGTAAG